GCAAAATCGCAGGCCTTCTAGCTGCCATGAAAAGACTGTTCGGTAAAGGTGGCGCATTCGGCCTCATCGGTGCGGCTGCCAAGGGTCTAGGTTCTCTTGCAAAGGGTGCCATCGGCGGCATTCTCGGCGGCCTCGGTGCGGGCGGCGGGCTTTTCGGATTGAAAAAACTCTTTGGTGGTAAAGGTGGTGTCGCAGGAGCAGTTACCAAGGGAAGCAAACTGGCTAAGGTCGGGCGGTTCGCAGGTAGAGTTGTTCTGCCGCTTACGGCAATCATTGCCGGTGTCGCCGGTGGCTTCAAAGAATTCAAGAAAACCGGAGACATCCAAAAAGCTATCGGTGAAGGCCTCACAGACGCCGCTGGAATCCTTACATTCGGTTTAGTCAAGAAGGAAGAACTGCGAAAGAAGATCAAAGATCCCTTCCTGGCAATCGTGACCGGCCTCAATGATATGATTGATGGCAACTTCTCGAAAGAGAATCTCGACAAAACCTTCAGTGGTGCTACTAAGCTAGTCGCCGCTCCATTCGATGCAGCATTCAAGATGGGTACGGGACTCGTCGCTGCATCGGCTCGTCTCTTTGGAGCCGATGACTTTGCCGCTAAGGTTGATTCCGCTTTCAAAGATGTGAACTTTGGAGAAACTATCCTCAAGACTGTTGATACCCTTGCTAAAGTTTTCACCAACAGAGCGGCCGCGGAGAACTTCGTGGGTGCAGCAAAAACCATCGACGACGAACGGTTCGCGGACATTGAGGATGAGGACTCTCTACTTGGTACGATCAAGGCTTTGCAAGCTGGCATCGCCGGGGCGACCATGCAGATCCAAAGTACCTCCGGCGAAGCACAGGACAAGTCAATTGCCCAGCAAGAGGCTTTGAGAACGAGTCTAAAGGCAGCACTCGATCAACTCGCAGCATTGCGAGCTAAGGAAACTGCGATAAAGCAAGGTGAGCAAGGTGAGCTAGACGAAGCTGGCAAACAACTCGCAGCATTGCGAGCTAAGGAAACTGCGATAAAGCAAGGTGAGCTAGACGAAGCTGGCAAACGACTGGTCGCAACAAAGCAACAGACTGAATCTCTTACAGACCTCATGCTTGATCCCAACGTTACTGATGGAGCAAACTTGGCAAGGCAAGTGGCAACCAACGCAACCTTGCGAAGCAAAGCAGCGAAGCCAGTCATCATTGCACCGCAACCGGCACCGGTTATCGTGGAGGCTCCGCCAGCACAGGTCATGACTGTTCCGCTTACCATCTCACAGCGAAACAACGAAAACACGATACGAAGAATTGCTGACAACAACGCCCGCGGATCAATGCCTCGTTAACAAGAAAAAGCCACTCAATTGAGTGGCTTTGTTCTTGATAATGCAAACGACCCGTGGGTTGTTAGCAGAGCGGGTTAATCTTCGTCGGCAAGATCCTCGAAGTAGGACTTTGCGTTCGTGGTATCGTCGGCGTCGTCGTCGGCACCAACCGTGACTTTCGCTTCGGCGGCGTCGGAGCCGCTGTCGTCACCACTGTCATCGCTACTAACTGGACTTGATCCTCGACCGCGTGGGGTTGAAGGACCAGCATCGTCAGTAGTTTCCTCCGCATGTTCTGCGGCAGATGGACGTGACTTCCCAGTGGTCGAGAGAACCGAATCAAGACGCTTCTTCAAGTCCTCAAACTTCTTGAATTCGCTCGGTGCAACAAACTGTTGCAGCGGGAACTGAGTCTCGTAAAGAGCCTCAAGGTCCTCGTCGTTACCGTCAAGCAATTGTGACGCTGCGGCAAACTCAGACTTATCGTAGTTGATATAGCCCTTGACCTTGCGAATCTTGATCTTGAAGTCAGCACCATCCCAGAAACAGAACGGGTTGACTGGACTCTCATCCTCGAATTCGGGGTTCATAGCTTCCATCAGCTTGTCCCAAATCTTCACCCCGTACTTGAACAAGAAAACCTTGCCTTCGTTCTCAGGATTCTTCGGGTCGCTGACGATGTACACATTCGAGATGTACTGGAGCCGACGCTTGCGGTTACGGGCAATGTCCTTGTTGGCATCAATGCCGCTGTTCCAAAGCTCGCTGTTCGCCTTGCAAAGGGGGCAATCGCCAGAGATGGTCGTCGGACAATTCTCGATGTACCACTGACCGGTCAGCGATTTGAACCCATGAGAAAAGACGCGAACCCAGGGAATATCCTCTGCGGCGATTGCCGGGAGGAACCTGACGATTGCGAAACCGTTATCTGATTTGTCTCGTTGGGGCTTCCAAAATCGCTCGTCCTCGAACGAACCAGGCTTGTTCAGCTTCGCAGCTTCACCGGCCAGCTTTTCGGTGCCTTTGCGTCCTCGACGCTTCTTAAGATCACTGATAGACATATTTGTATCTCCTATTTCAGTGTGTGTTTGGTGTAAAACGTATTACGGTGTATACAGTTATTTAGGTTTTAGTGTGTTCTGAAATTACCGGCCGCAACAGGTGGGTAATTGCCAGGGGTGTTGGGGAGCGGAGCATCTGTGGTCTGCCATTGTCCGTCACCAACTCCAAAGAGTTGAGCCCGAGCAGCGTACAAACGTTCATGCTGATTTTCGATCAGTGCGATTTGAGTATTGATTTCTACAATCGCATTTCGAAGGTTGTCCAAACCCAATGCCTTTGGATTGCGATCCGGTTTGGGCATTTCTAGTTGCTCAGGTAGATGGACTCCAAAGTCATTACCCAAAGTCTCAAGATTTGTACGCAGGTTGTTGAGACGCCCGATAATCATTTCAAGCTCCTCAGCGATCGGGGGCGCTATCGGTTCAATTGCGTTTCCAATTACCGACATTATCGAGTCACAGCTTCCCAACTACCGTTGCGGTTGCCGCGGTCACGAAAGATCCAAGTAGCACCTGTTACGGCGTCAACGAGGAACAATGCATCGGGTCGGTTGAATCGCGGACTTTGCAACTCAAGAAAACCGGAACTACCTTCGATGGCTGGAACGCGGAGGAACCAACTCAGCTTGGTGCTTGCGTTGTCGAGATCACCACGAAGCTCGTAAACAGTGCCGTTCGTGGTGTCGAGCAGTCCAACTCCCTCTTGAAACGCAACCACTTGGGCAGCAGAGAATACGGTAGTATGAAAAGCGGGAGACGTGCGTTCTGCGGGGGCTGCTAATGCCGAAGTGGCAATCAGAGTCAGACCAGCAAAGACCAACGTAGCGGTCAGCACCTTATATCGTTTGAGAAGTGTAATCATAGTATATGCTCCTAGCACTTATAGTATACAACAAATTCGTGTCAAGTCAAGTAGATTCTACAACATTTTCGGGTGGGAGTCCTTGGACAATATTGTAGTCCCATTCAGCGTCTTGTGGGTGGTCGATTGCGGCTGTACCATGATCGTTGATTACGATTCGAGGACTTGGACAATCGAACAAGATGTCATGGTACTTGAGTCCAATCTTCTCAAGTTCCTTGATGGTGTTTCCTTCACTGAAACGGCCGTTGTGGCTACCACCCGAAATCCTATTGCCTCGATACGTCGTTATCACGATACGATGACCTGCATCATACCATGCGTTGATGACCTTGACGGCGCTCTCGATAGGCTGCTCGTCTCGCCAACGAATGATCGTGCCGTCGATGTCGATAAAGAACGTGGCTAGTTTGTCGCTCATGTCAAGATTCCCCGGTCTACTAATTTCTGTCTTATGGTCGATCGGTGCTTACGTTTGCTGTCGTCTATCTGCGTCATGAACGGTCGGTACTTCTGGCACTTGCGTCTGTATGCTTCCCAAACATAGTCGCCGGGCATTTGCTTGTCCCAACGCTTGAAGAAATGAAGCATGTTCTCCAGGATGATGAACGACTCAACGTTGATCTGTTCTCGCATCACCATTCGAAGTAATAGCGGATGTTGCTTGTCAGCATTGACGAACAAATCATTGAAGGTAAGTTCTTCGGTTTCAATTTCGTTCAGGATGGTTTCGCAATCACATTGGAAGATATAATCCAAACTCTGAATGCGTCTGCAC